CCTCACGTCATCGACACCGCGCTTAATATACTCGACGTCAACACGCAGCGAAGCGTCCTTGCTGGCCTCGTCCGCCGTGTCTTGCCGGATCGTACGAGATCGGCCAAGCCAGCCCAAAATGATGCCGCTGATCGCCGCGGCGGCCGAAATCAGAATTGGTAATGAAGTTTTGTCCACCCTCGTACCCCCAATAAAAAGGCCCCGCGTTATGCGGAGCCATATTCTTCACCCGTTATTTGTGCATATTCTTCCGGCGTGATTACGCCGTATTGGACATACAACTGCAGCTGCGGCTTTTTGGCCCAGCCTTTGCTGTAGTAGTATTGGATACGCTCAAAATCGCTCACGCCCCTGCACCCCCTTCCAGCGCCAGCAAGCGCAGCTCCAGGTCTACAATCTGCTGGCCGAGCATTTGGTTTTCGGTGCGCAGTTCCAGCGCTTCCAGCTCGCGTTGGACAAGCTGCTCGCCGATGATTTCGAGTTCTGACGGCGGCGCCGGTGGCCGCGCTGCCCATTCGGCGTCGAGTTCCTCCTGCGTCCGCTCCACGCGTTCGCCGTCAATCCACTTGAATCGGTATTGCCCGCGCTCGTTAATCAACGGCTCCGGCCAGAAGAGATGAAAATGCCGCGGGCCGTCCTCCATAATGAGGATGTCACCATCCTGAGGCTGTTCGAAAGCAGAAGTAAAGCCGTGGATAATGATCCCGGCTTCGTCGGTTCTTATATAGAGTTTGTATCCGTCCATATGTCCTCCTTATAGTTCGGCGTCTGCGTACCAAGATCGAAAATCCACATACTTACCAGCCGGAACTTCGTTAACCGTTGCGAAAAAACCGTCTTTGGAGATTATATCCGGAGCGACATTGATATCTTGCCCATCATCAACATCGTAATTTAGCGACATCGTTGGTATGATCCGTTTTTGCACCCGGAATAGTATGTTGTAGCAAATATTACCTAGCGATGAGCCGGTATTAAAAATTCTGTGACCAGTTCCGCTGGTGCCATCGAAGCACTCATAATACCTTTGACACAACGCGAGCTCCTCCGCGAACGAACGCGGCTGGAAGGGTAACGCCGTGTCGCCTGCGTTGACTTGGACTTGGGCGATGTCGATTGTGCCGGCCCCACCGAAGGTTTCGGCTGCTGATCCACCGAATATGCCTAAGAAGTCGGTCCCCCACTGTATCCAGAAAAGAATATTTAGGAAATCATCGTTGTTAGTCCCAAATGTTTTTCCGACAAGCGTATTTGTTGTAAAGGTGGCTGTATATTTCGTCCAAGTTGCAGTTAAATTTATAACCTTTCCAATCAACTCTTCTTCATTCGTCGGCGTCCCTCCGCTGCCGTAGGCTTGCTTTATATTAACAGCCAACTTTTTATTAGGTATGGAGCTTCTAGCCCAAAACGAAAGTGTAATTTTCTTCCCACTTCCACATAAATAACGCGTTCCATTTTCGATTTTTTGACGAATTGTATAGAAAGTGGAATTAGATAAAGATGATCCTGCTCCATCTGTATTTATTCGCATGTAATAGAACGAATTAGGAATTTCTCCAGGAGTTAACACCTGCCTGCTAATAGTGATGTTCGGAAATGTCCCTGGCCCCCCCGACTGGGCGAAGAAGCGGTCGGCTAAATACGCTACAGTGGCCGGATTCGTAAAACTGGTACCCCGCTGCCAGATGTCAAAATTACCGTTAATGATCGCCTGGCGAGCCATGTTAAACGGCACACTATCTACGTACCGCTTCGTGGCTGCATCGTCGTCGGATACGGGGTCCGTGACCTTGGCTCGGCCAGATGTGTCTCGCTGCATGAGCGTGCTGGCTGTGGCTGCCGGCGTAGCCTCATCCAGTTTGGCCTTATCCGCTGCACTCATCAACCCACTGGCGGTTGTCGTTGCGTTCGGGATCGGGTCGCTGCCGTCCGAAGTATGCGAGCTGCCGTGCGGCCCCGGCGTCGCCGTTCCTGTGGCGGTGATCGTGACCTTTTTCTCGGCCGGGTTGGTCGTGATCATGATTCCCGTACCGCCTTCAATTGTCAGCGCGTCCTCCTGCTGGTTAGCTGACACGTCGTTGATCTGACTAAATGCCGGCTGGTTCACCTGCGCGCCCGGTTCAATGCCGTCCAGTTTGGCGTGATCGGCCGGCGTAACGTGTACGCCTGTGTCGGCAATATGGGCGTCTACGTCTGCCTTGTTGGCGTCCATCTCCTGCTGTACGCGGTCAAAACCGATGTTGATATTCTGAAAGTCCTCACTTATCTTTTTTGATGGCGTCAGTTCGCAGTACCGGTTAGCCATGCTTATCAGCTCCTTTCAATTGCTTCAGGCGCTTGTCGATCGCTTCGCTCACGCCGCGCAAAATGGATTCCTCCTGTCCATGGTGATAGGGGACAATAGCGGAAATGACGGCGCAGATTTCCGGAACCGGCCTATTGGGATCGATCTCGATGCGGATGATGGGTTGGATGTTGGCCATGGTTAACCTCCTTTGGGCATAATAAAAGAGCCCGACTGTTGACGGACTCCTAAAATTAAGAAGGAAATTTATACCTCTATGTCGAAAGCACTATAAAACGACATTAGGTGATGAAATGAAAATAACCCTTCGACATTATGCTTCCGGACACGAAATTAAATGTAAAAAGGGCTTCTCTTGGACTACCTTGTTTTTTAGTTTTTTCGTCCCACTCCTTCGCGGGGACTTAAAATGGTTTTTTGTTATGTTGATCACAAACGTCATTGTCGGGTTTTTTACATTCGGATTCGGCCTGATTATCACATGGATAATCTTTGCCGTCATTTATAACGGTCGCTACATTAACGATCTTGGCAAAAAAGGTTACCTCGAAGTTAAGGACTATGTTCCGCCTCCACCCTCTCCCTATGACGACCGTTTGCCTCCCGGCGAATACCGGATCAGGCCGGAAAGTAGAAGATTTCTGTAATAAAAAAGAGTCCGTCGTTTGGCGGACTCTTGGTTTATGTGGTTATTGATTTTGCAATGCATTGAGTTTAGTTTCAAGATCAGCTTTCTCCTGCTCTAGCTTTGAAATGGATGTCTGTGCTTGGTCAACCATCCATTGATACATCGACACAGATTCCGTAGCCTTTGGATCATTCAAAGCACCATTGAGCAAATTCTGAGCAGCTTGGAGATTTTGGCGACCTCTAACTAACGCCTCATCAATTTCAGAAATTCTATTTTGTATTAGAGTTATTTGGATTTGTCTTTGTTCCTCATCCTCGTTCTCCGTAACTTTGGTGCTGGTAGTCAACAATACTTCACCGCTTTCGTAAGATGTTGACGCTCCAAGGATATTCGCAATCGTTCTAACTGGGAGATATGTTCTTCCATCTACAATGGCTCCACGATCAGCAATTTTCGAACCATTTACATTAATATTGACTTCTGATGTTACCTTTTTACCTATTAATCCACTTGATGCTGCATATGCACCGGCAGATATGGTCAGAGATACGCCGATAAAAATTCCGAGTGCGATATAAGCAAGTCGTTTCATCGGAATTCCTCCTGATTGACAATATATCTCAATTTTATCATGGTATATTTACCGATGCCACTTGCGCACCAAATACATTGTAAAACTTTAGGTTGCGGGTTGAAGTATCAAATGCCGCATTAACAATCGCTGTCGATGCATTAGCTTTGGCATTAAGATGAGTTTGCAGTGATTGTCCACCTTGTTCAAACAAATTACTCCATCCACCCCATATATAAATCCCTCCGGAAGCAGATAGTCCCAATTGATTTTGAGACGTTATTGTCAATCCAAAACCATCAGCAGTTATACTACCGATTAACCCGCCGCCCCTATAAAACAAATATGACGGGCCGCCGCCATATGCAGGGTTGATTACATTGTAGTTGCTGTTATTAAAGTATGCCGTAAGCAAATTTCCTACTGCGCTAAGCTCGATCCTTGTACCAGAATCCTTTGTCCTGATGAGTGCACCGGTTATTACCGAGCCATCAATCGTGCCGCCGACAATCGAGGATGTCGTGATCATGCCGCTGAACTGGCCATCCGTCGCTACCATATGGCCCGACATATCTACCCGGAACGGAGCATTTGCGAAATCCGATTTTCCTAGCCAGATGCCATTCAAATCAGCCTTGAATACGTCATTTCCGCTGCCGATTTCAATTTGCCCGCCGATAAAGCTGCCGCCTTGGATCGTACCGCTGAAAATGCCGTCGACGCCCTCCAGCGTGCCAGAGAACTTCCACCGTCTGTTTGGCACATCGAACCACAGAGCGTCTTCGCCGCCGGCCGTAAACCGTAGTTCATCGGCATTAAATACCGCGCTCGCCAATCCATCAGATCGGTCTATCACGATTCCGCGATCCCGAGAATGCGTGACACCGTAATAGGTTTTGCCAAAGCGGACAGCGTTTTTTGCGATGCGGTTAACTTGCTGCTCCAGCGTGCCCTCAACGACGAATTCGGACTGCTGCTCGGATTTAGACGGCGCTTCTATTTTTTGACTCAGTCCGCCACGGAAAGTCATCACCTGATGCAGAATGATCGTTTTGTATTGACCTATGCCGTCCCACGGGAAATTAGCATCTTGCCAAGAAACGTCTGCATCAAGCCATGTCTTAGACTCCAATCTCGCGAATTGAATTACATCGCCGGCGTCAAACTGCGGGTATCCCCGAGAGTCCATCTGGATTGGGACATAAGCAAGCCCGTTGATCTTTGATAGGATATCATTTGCAATTTGCTGCGTTCCAAACGGGCAATCTACATAAAGTGTGCTGTTCTCGTCTCCTGTGCCAGCCTCATAAGCAAGATTATCTTCCGTGTCGTAGACCACAACCACCCTAGAATAGGATTTAACAGGGTTCGTCTGGCGCACGTGGATATAATCTGCCATTGTCATTTGAAATGCAGGCATTTCCTCCGCCGAGAACTGTTTGAACTGAATTGTCCCATCTCTCCCGGCCCGAACTGACGCCCCATTTGCCGCGGCGATGAACCCCATCACCTGCCGGCATGTGTAACCGGTCGGGGCAACTGGAACTGTATATGCCGGATTTATGACGACGCTGGAATCATATGTGTAGCCGAGTTGATTGCAGATTTCATCCCATACAGCCTTCATGGTAGTCGGATAGGAGAGTTGGGATACATACGCCACATTCGCAAACATTAGCTTATCGTAACAGGTATACTCCCAGACGTTGTTTACGCGCTCCCGGCGATCAACGTAGAATTCTCCCAACGGTATCCAGCTTGTTTCGCCGCCGGCCCATGGGAAATCTGCATCCACCCATGCGAAATCTGCATCCCGCCAAGTAATTCCGTCGGCGGATAAGGCGAGATATGGAACGATCTTGGCATTCGAAGGAATTTCATCGTTGGTTTTAAGTCGGAAGATGAGCTTCGAAACAATTGCTGTCCCGATCTCAAATTCTTGGCCACTGACAAGGCTCTGCTCGATCTCGAAACCAACGATTTTATCCCTTCCGTATTCCGCGCCGTTTATGCTAGCCTTAATCCGCCATTCGCGGTATCTGCGATGCAGAAAGTTATTTGCTAAACCCGATATTGGATACATGACATCACTGCTCCGTGAAGGTCATTTGCAACCCTGACCACCAATAGACTCCGTTTCTCTCAAATGCGAGCGGCGACTTTCGGTTTCCGACATAAAATGTTTTGGTCTCCATCTGACCGGTTTCGGGATCCGGGTATGTGAAATCGAAAAACGGATTTTGAATGGACCGGAGCAACACCGACAGCTTATCCCATGTGATCGCCGGCCAACTTAATTCGATTTGCCTTTTGGTGGCTATTCGATCCCGGGAAAGCGTGCCGTCGGCGGTACGAGTGGTGCTTTCTGCGTCATCCAAATCCATCACTGATACCTCAAACGTGCTAGGATAGACGGGTAACTCAACCCCATTGATTGCCATATACATGACCATCACCCTGTTTCAAACGGTTTTCGTCCACGCCTTGTCTCGTCGTTCACATACTCAACCGCTGCTCTACCAATGTCGTTGCGCGATATGGTAACTTGGACATTTCTACCGTTTCTTAGCTCGTTGTAAATTTGTCGCAGGATAGCTACCGTTTCCGCATTGTCGCCACCGTCCATAATGCGTTCCAGGTCGGACAGCGGTGCGATTACTTCTGGGTTTGCGCTTGCTCCCGCGTACTCGCCGACCATTGCCAACGTGGGGCCGCTTACGATGCCGCCGGACGCAAATGCCGGAATCGATATCCCCGCGCCTTTAAGGCTATTGAGCAGCTTTTGCAGCCATCCGCTTGATGCTGCGGCTTTACCAGCGCCAGCAGCCACCCCACCGCCAGACAGCAAACCAAGGATTTCAAGCGCGACTTGGTTTTGGGTTTTGTTTGCTTCGCCCTTGATTTTATTGACGACAGAATTAAATGCGTCTTTGCTGAACACATATCCGATACCATCGGAAATACTGTCACCCAGCGAACTTAGCGAGCTTTTTGCACTCGATACAGCACCGGTCAAAGTCGACTGAAGGTTAGACCATGCCGAGATGACTGAATTGATTTTAGATATGATGCCGTCCATTTTAGCCGCCGCCGTCGCATACATGTCGGACAAAGCGGTATTCCAGGCCGACTTAGTCTCAGCTAACGGGTTTTTGACAGAGCGAATAGCTGCACCGATTGCCGTCCATCCGGAAGTAAATGCAGACTGCGCGGCCGAAAATTGTGAACGCATATCAGCCAGCGTCGTATTCCAAGCCGTTTTAAGGTCCGCTAATGAAGGAATTGGGCTTTTGATCGACGCCACAACCTGGGACCATAGCGGGCTGTTTGAGGCTTGGAAAGATGTCATGGACGCCAACAATCCGGCAAGCGTCGCCTTCCATTCTGTCGTGAGGGAAGTCGATCCCGCCGCATTCTGGGCAAGCAAGTTTTGCCACATCTGCTTCCAACTTTGGTTTACAGACGCAGCCATGGCTGGGATGATCCCGTTTGCTATGCCAACCCTCATTCCGTCCCAAGCAGCCATCTGACCGGCATATCCGGCCTGTGTTTGGGCTTGAAGGTTGCCCCACATCTTTGCCCATTCAGCAGATACTGCCCCGCTCATTCCGGGCACAACAGAGCCAGACAGTCCAGATGCAAGGCCGCCCCACGTAGCTAACTGCCCCGCAGCGCCCATTTGTGTCAGAGCGTTTACCTCTTGCCACATCTGAGCAAGCTTGGCTTTTACCTCTTTGACTAAGCCATTTATGGTGTTAACGACCGCCGTCGCCACCGCGCCCATTCCCGCGTCCGGTGGGCTCGGCGGGTCGAATTCAATTCTCCACTTTTTGAGCAGTTCCGGCGGTATGGGTTTAAGTCCATCCCACGCATTTCCACCCGATCCAGAGCCGCCGCTTCCAGGACCAGTACCGCCCGCTGATACGCCTCCAGACGCTCCGCCGCCGCCTCCGCCACCACTGGGATCACCCAACAGATTAAGTTGGTCAAAGGCGGCCAGCTCGCCGCGGGCCTTCTTGGCGGACGAAGCAAGACCGTCATAAGCCTTGCTTTGATCCTGTACGGCTTCCGTTTGTTTTTCCGTACCCTGGGTACGCTCATCATAGTCCCATCCGCGCAGCCAGTACATAAAGCGCGCAATTTCTTCTGTTACAGTCGCCAGAGCGGTTGCGAGCTTGGTCAGTGCTGGGAGGATGGCGTCCCATATCGGCAAAAATGCCTGCGATAGATTGAGCTTGACGTTTTTGAGCTGCTCCATCAAGAGCGATTGCTTGGTCATGACGTTGTTTTGGAGCTCGCTGCCATACCGGGCATATGCCTGCTCCAAAATGGCCGCCAGACGGATTTGTTGCTGTACCCTAAAGTCGAGTTGATCCCAATGCTTGCCGTTCGCAAATTTCTTAAACGCATTGGTGCTCTCGATCATGGACACATTCACAAAAATACCGAGGTCCTCGATGGCCTCGGTGTTACCCAGGAGACCCGATCGCATGCGTTCAGTCACATCTTCAATCGATCTGCCTGTCGCGGATGCGACGACGCGGGTCGCCTGTACGATTTGCTTGGTCTGATCGGCTAGTGCGCGGTTATCGCTGATAAACGAAGAAAGGAGCGTCCCATAGGTCGCTCCCATCTCTGCTGCCGTTGTTTTAGCCAGGCCCATGCTGCGGGCCCATTGCATAAATTCGCGGCTGCTGCCCTTGAGTTGCATATTAAGCCGGCCAAGGTCTGCTTCGAACTTTACGGCCGGCTGGCTGGCCTTGGCTATAGCCGCTGTCGCGACTATGATCGCTCCAGTCAAAACGCCTAACCCTATGCCGACCGGACCCAATGCGGCCGCTGCCCCTCCTGCCGCAGCGCCAAGCCCACGCAAACTGGCGGATGCAAGTCCCACAGCAGGGCGCAAGGCTGCTAAGCCCGCCATGACGCCGCCAATGCCCTTTGACCCGCTAATCTCGGAGAGGGAGGCAGTAACCGATGAACCGATCGTTTTAAGATTTGTCCGCAATGATCCAAGGCCGTTCCGGCCGCTAATCGAGGATATGGTCTTCTCGGTATTTTGTTTAAAGCGGGTCAGTTCGCGGGTTGCTCCTTGCATACCTTTTTGAGCTGCTGAGTAATCCGCGCCGATCCGGATCATTAGATTGCGCACGACTGCCATACATCCACCCCTCTCCGATTAGGATTTGTAAACCGTTTCTCCGCCAAAAAACGCATTCATCGCCTTTACCGCTGCGAGCATTTGCTGCGGAGTTTGCTGGACTTGTCGCATATTTCGTCTTGCAGCCTCAAGGATTTTCATAAAACTCGGTAGTTTTTCGGCACGGTGTAATCGAGCTGTTGTATAAGCATGTGACAACATGGCTTCTTGTTCCAGTCTCAGTCGTTCGTTATGAGCTTCCACGATCAACCAAAGTTCTCGCGGAGTTAATTCATTGAATTCGGCAACGCTCACACCGCATCGGAGTGCAACTTTTAAACTTTCGTCGAAGTCAAATCTTCTTCTTTCGCCGGTTCCTTCTCCTGATTCTGACCGTTTCCCAAGTCACCGACGTTCGCTTCAAAGGCAGCGGCAAAAGCGGCTTGCACGGAATCGATGATGTGCTTGTAGCTTTTTGCTTGATCAAGCAGGTCCTCCATCTGTTCGAGCTTCAAATTTTCGCCGTTTTCCTTCGCGTCGGAAAGGAGACCACAGTAAACCATTTTTTCGACAAGTTCAAAATCGTCAAAGCCGGATGACTCAATTTCTTCCAGCGATTTTCCTGTCAATGCAACCAGTTTTTTAAAGGCCTTATGGCCATACCGCAGTTCACGCGGACGATCCAAATGAATGATTACAACGTCGTTATTGTTATTGCTCATGATCTTTACCTCCATTGGATTTAAATAGACCGGAGCGATTAGCCCCGGTCGTGATTAATTAAGGCGTTGGTGTTATCGTCAGCGTCGGTTTGCCGGATACTTTGATCGTAATTTCAAAGCCGACCGCTTCTTCGAGTTCGGCCGTTGTCTGGAATGCCGTTACGACGCCCTTGAAATTCCAGCTTGCACCCATGGACGCAGGAAACTCAATCGCGAAATCTTCGACCGAGCTTGCCTCCAATGCGGCATAAACAGCGGCCTGCCCTTCATCCTGCGGGTCAAAGTAACCGGAAGCCGATACTTCTCCGCCATCCTTGAACCCGCCAATAAATTCCCGATATTCGCCGTCGCTATCAAGAGTTGTCACATCGATTGTGTCTTGAGACATGGACGGCGAAGAAATCGACGTAAGCGATCCAATGGCTTTGGCATTTGCTCCTGTGCCAATTTTCAGTTTAGTCCCGAGAGCTCTTGTCTTTTTTCCCACTTTGAATCAATCCTCCTCGGCAAAATAAGCCGAAAACTCTACCACGCAGCGGTACAGATTCGGCTGGTTTTCGTAGATTTCCACCGGAGACTGGTAAACCAACTCATCGATAAATGGACCTCCAGAACCGATCTGGCGCCCTTCGAAGGACAACAAAATAGCGATCACCTGTTTCGTGATCGACTTCATGTCCGCATATCGCGCGGCGATGATATTCAGTTCGGCGCGGACTTCCTTGCTGTCCAGATACCCGCCGAGTGTTTTGTCGCGGAGCCCTTCGCTCGAGCCATAGATCAGGTATGGGACACCATTTCCCGCTGTCGCCTCCGGAGCGTCGAGCGGGTAGATTCGATTCCCGAGTGCCGGTATGATTTTGAGTTCCTGGACGAGTGCTGGTTCAAATTCCACCTCGCTCACCCCTTCCTCAACACCTTGTCGACTTCCTTTCCGGTCACTTCAAGAACTTTGCTTTCGATCTGTGCCTGATTGTCATCAATCGCCCGCCGCAGATAACGGTAGCCCGGCACATAACGTCCATCTACCGTCAGGAAACCATATTCCTGGCTGGCCGGATAATACGACCGCTTTCCGTCTTTGCTGACCTTAACGAACACGTCATTCATGGCCGGATCGATCGTCACGTCATAGACGGCTTTACCCTTTACTTTGCTGCGCTCGCGCTTTAGGATGATCCCACGTTTCAGGTCGCCCTCATCTTCCGGTGCATTCGCCTTCGCCGCTTTCAGAGCGATCTGGCCACCGGCACGCGCCGACTTCGTTGCCGCCGTCTGCGGAACTTTCCCGAGCTCGCGGAATGCCCGTTCCAACTCTTTCATGCCGACGATTTCACTTTTTCGAGCCATCGCCAGCGCCCTTCTTTCCGCGTTCCGGCCAATGCAAAATTCCGAAGCAAACGCCGATCACGAAAAGCCACAGCGGCCAATAGTAGATGAGTTTTTCGCCTTCCGTCATGTGGATCATGTCGTAGACGAACTGTTTAAGCATGTCCCACATGTCATTGCCGCTCCTTGCACATGAGTTGTAACTCGCGCCGCCTATACTCCGGGTGGATGACGTGCAGTATCTCGAACTCGCGGAATTCAGGATCTCCCGGCTCCTTGTACCGAACGATCATAGTACGGTCGATATCCTCCCGGTACCGGATGCGGATGCGCGTCGTCACGTCGGCTTGTTCAGCCATAGCTGCGAAATATTCGCGCCCCCGCAGCGGCTCAATGGCAGCCCAAACCGTGCAAACTTCAACGGGATTGTCTAGCGGCTGGCCGTATTCGTCCTTATCGTCGGGCCCAGAAGGACGCAGGATGGTGATGCGTTTATCCAACCGGTTTACAAGGACGGTCATAGCGCATCCCCCTCATCCGGCGGTGAGTAGGCATGTTGCAGTTGTGCAAGCATGGATTGGATTGTAAACCGCACCTTATCGGATGGTTGAGAGCCGATCAGTTCGCGATTTTCGTACCAGTCAGCGCAGAGGACAAGGCAGTAAAGTTTGGCAAGCTGATTTGTGCCGTCAAACTCAACATCAACAGCGTTGTGTAGGTAGGTTTCAGCCGCACCAACCAACATCCCAATCAAAGCGTCTTCGTCGTCCCCATCAACTCGCAGCCATGTTTTGACTTCCTCAAGCGTCAGAATCGCCATCGTTGATCACGCCCTTTTTGCGGCGTTTCGGCTTATATTCCGACATTCCGAATTCGTCAAAAACAATCTCGGTCGTCAAAAACCCTTGTTGCTCCAAATATCTCACACGTTCTTGATCATCTTCTGGGTACTCGTCGCCGATATTGTACAGCTTAAAGTTGTGGTTTCGTTCGCGGAACGCTTGAATGACTTTCGCCACAGTATCACCCCCAATAGAAAGAGGCCGGTTTCCCGGCCCCTCAATTTGTGATTATTATGGCGTCGGCGTAATGTCCAGTTGTCCGTAGACGGCAGCCGCTGTATCCCATTTGACGTAATCGTCGCGCATAATGGTCCTGAGCTCCGTCGTATCCCGACGCCATGCGTCGCCACCTTCGCGTGTGCTTGCAAGCTCGAAAAACCGACGGTTGAACAGCACCATGAACTGTTTCAGGTTGCCGATAAAGAGCGGAGCGTTGGTGCCGCTGGACGGGAGGTTGCGATTGCTCACGACTGCGACCGGGCGACCCTTGAACAGTTTGCGGCCGGGTTGCGTAAAGTCCTCGCTCAGAATCGGACGGCCCATACCATCAACTTGGTTGTCAAGCCAGTTGAATCCGTCCTGGTTGGTCAGCAGGATTGCCGAACGGCTGATTGCCGGGTCAAGGTCTACGTTGAGGACCGTGTTGATTGCTTTAAGATCAGCCAGTGCCTTCGGCGTCAGCGTATTCAGCAGCGCCAGGATATGCGTGTTCCGCGTATGCGCGGCCTTACGGGCGATCCAGTTGGTGACGTACCCGATCAGGTTTGCGTCGTTATCGGCCAGCAGTTCGTTTGTCAGCGGCAGATAACCGGCCCGCTTTTTGACCTTGTAGCTGATCGGTGTGAATTTCGGGTTGTCCGTAGCTTGGATGGCGCCGTATTCGTCCACGTCCGCGAACGGCGTCATATCCGCGTCCGTTTCAAGCACGCGGGTTCCCGACAATGCTGTGACATTTTCAACCGTTACGTACTGCGACAGATCGTTCCAGTCGCGCATGAGCGTGTTGATCCGCGTTTGGATGTCTTGCGGCACAACGATGCCGACATCGCCATCCGGGATGGCCGGATTGGTTTCACCCTCGTTCATGACAGCGCGGCGCTCGTATTCGCGGATAACCGAACGCATTTCTTCGCTGATCGGCCGGCGGCGGAGTGCTCGAAGAACGATGCCGGTATACTCTTTTTCGAGTTCCTGCATGTCGCGTTCTTCGACATTGCCCTTGTCGTTCAGTTCGCTCCCACCGAGCCCGCGGGCCTCGGTTTCTTCCAGCTCGCGCTGCAGGTCGACTTTTTCTTGCAAAGCGCGAACTTCCTCCATTTTTTGTTTTGCTTCCGTCGTTTTATCTTCGGCCAGCAGCGACCGTACTTCTTGTTTGGCGTTGTCCAGTTTTTGGAGCAGCGCACGCAGTTCTTTGGTCATTTCATCACCTCATGGGATATTTGGGAAAATAAAAAACTCAACCGTAAAGGTCGAGCTCGAGCAACATTTTTTCTTTTTCATACTGATCGGCAGCGCGTTTTTCGAAAGCTTTGAATTCTTCCAACGACCGCGCCGCAACTTCATTGGCCGGATACGCTGGGAAGGCAACCGGGCTGATCTCATACAGTTCAGCGGCGAGTATTTGCCGCTTGTAGATTCGGCTGTCTCCGCGCTTCTCGGAAGACCATTTGTCCTTTGTGACGATCATTCCGAACGAAACACCGTCCACATCACCGCGCTGGATAAGCTCCCAAGCATCGTTACCGACCGACGTATTCGGGATGTCGAGTTCAAAGCGCAATTCTGTTTCCATGTTGGTAAGCCGGAGTGTACCGGACTTTGTATTTCCGAGCACTTGGGCCGTATCATGGCTCCATAGGCCGACGACGTTGCGTGATGCGAGACTATCCTTGAAAGCTTCTTTGTCGATTGTCTCGACGAAAGTATCGCCCCACCAATCCCGCATTTCCGCGCTCTCGGTGTTGTACTTGATCGCCCCGGTGATGGTCCGCTTGGAGTCCTCTCCTTCCGTCGCTCGGATTTCCAGCTTAACCGGTAGCGCCCGGATCTCCTTCTGACCCGTCGTTTTCAGTTCCTTGTCCAGCTCCATCACCCCCTTTCCCTTTGTATGCGACCCCGGCTTGCGTAATTGGCACATAGCTGCCGTTTACAAGCAACTGGTCGCCGCCCTCGAGCGGCGGCAATTCCTCTTTCGCGCGGGCCTCGTTCGGCGTGAGAAAGCCGCCTTGGATACCAGTCCGGTATGCCTCATATCGGGTTTTGATGTCGGACCGCAAGATGGCATCAGCGTTGAAGCGGAAAAATAGGCCGGCTTCTATCTCATCGTCAAGCAGGAGTTTAAAGGACAATTCCTGCTCGTACCCGGTCAACTTCGGCTGCAGCGTGTCGGCGTAAAATTCCCGTTGCTGCTCTGCGACGTTCGTATGCGTCGCTCTGTCCAAATCGTTGAGTTGGTGCATCTTAATGCCCCATGCAGCCGCGATTTGCCGAATGGTAAGCTGGTTATTCTCCAAAAACTGCGCATCGTGCATGTTCAGAGCGATCGGCACGAACTGATACCCGACTGGCATGAGGGCGATCCGGTGGCTATTGCTTAATCCGCTCGACATGGACTCGAATTTTTCGCGGAAATTCCGCTTTGCCTTCTCGTCCAAATCTCCGACGTATTGCACAATGCCTTTGACTTGCAATCCTTGCTTGTAAAAGTTATTGATGAACTTGTTCGCCGAAGCTCCGTTTTCGAGCGTCGCCCGCAAGCAATCCAGCGGAGACAAGCCAACGATGCCGTCAAGCGTCACGCCGCCTTTGAAGTGCAAGACTTCCTCCGGCATGAGTTTTCGTTGCTCGTATCCGAGATTGACTTCGTACCAAATCTTTGAGCGATTGGTGACGATGCCGCTTGCCGCTGTATCGTTGTCGACGATGATCTTGACCCGGCTCGCATCCATCGGCCACAGACCTACAATCCGTCCGCGCCGATCAAATTCGATGCTCGCGTAGGCATTCCCGAACATAGCGTTCTGTGCTTCGATACACTTCCAGAAATCGAACGCCGACATATACGGATTAGGTCGCAACCGGAGCAACTGATACACCGGATGCCGAGTTTGCTTCTGTACGCCGTTTTCGTCCTCTTGATAGACTTTGAGAGGAAGTTTGGCGACCGACTCCGAGAGGATACGGACGCAGGCATATACGGTATCGATCTTGAGCGCGTTTTTGCCTTTAACGTTCACGTCCCCGATGTCAATGCCTAGCACTTCAAGCAGGCGCTTGTCGTCAACGTTCAGTTCCAGCGTTTCGCGCACTTCTTGTCTTGCTTGGGTACTTATGGATCGTCTAAATAGCATTCAGAATTATCACTCCTTCTTCGGAGGATTCCGGGCAAGAGTAAACCCAACAAGCGCCAATGTTGCACCCAAACAATACAGTCCGGCAATTTCATGAATTCGAAATGTCGCGATGTTGATAACCCCTAAGCCGAATAAAATCAAAATGTCCTCCGCAAAATCGCGCAGGACATAGATTAGGTTTTTCATGGATTTACCCCCACAGCTTATTCAAGAATTCTTCATCCGCAAATTCGGAAACGTCCGTTTTTTGCTCATTGACCATTGCCCTGACCAATGCGTTGATAACCGCTGCAGCAAGGTCGATTCTCTGGCTGTCGTCCTTGTGCTTTTTGCTCAGCTTAATATTGCCGTTACTGTCAGCGACCTCGACGGCATTGGATAGGCACCAAGTCAAAAGCGGGCTGCCGTCATGGACAACCCGCCCCTGTAAAACAAGTTCCCGGAAATATTTCGTTGGCTCGGACAGCGTCTGTACGCCTTGCCTGATCTCCACGACCGTTTTGCCGGCTGCTTCACGTTCCTGCATGAAATGGAGCGCGTTGTATGGATCATAGCACTCCTCCAAAACCGTCACGCCGTTGTCGAACTCGAATTCGTCGAGATGGTTCGCGATGAACTTGTAATCCGTAACGGATCCCGGCGTCAATGTGCACCAGCCCTCGCGCGCCCAATGCTTGTACGGCACCCTGTCCGTGTGCTCATGTTTGGTCGCCGTTTCCTCCGGCATGAATCCATGTGCCGTAACGGCGAGTCGTCCGTCATCGAGCCAAAATACATGGGCGTCAGCGGTAAGGTCAATCCGCTTCGACATGTCGATTCCAGCCCATCCCTCGCGACCACGAATCAACTCCAGGAATTCTTTACGCGGCACAGCCAGCGCCTTCCACTTGTCCATGCATCCTGACATATACTTGTTTTCGCTGTCGGATTGCCATACGTTAACCCGTTTGATCATCCAGCGCCGGATCTTCGTCGGATCGCCTGATCCAAAAGCGAGGTTGTATTCGCGCTCAATCTGCTCAAACAGTTCGCGAGAGTATTCGTTGTCGTATCGCAGGATCGGATTCGGCTTAGCCCACAGCGTTTTATTGTGCGGATCATCCCCTTTGTCCAACTCGCGGATCATCACGAAATAATTCTCGTTGATGATCTCGCCGTCAAGTATCTTACAGCATATATCATACTCCTTCTTACACGGACTATTTTCCGCGTTCTCACCCGCCGTTGTGATTGTCATCATGAGCGACTGCAGCCGCTTCCCGAAACCAGATTCCAAGGTATCCACGACATCACTTGTTGGATGGGCGTGGTACTCATCGACGATAACAATACACGGAGCGCCAGAGTCTTTGTTTTTGGTTTCTTTACTAAGTGGCCGAAGCCATCCGCCACGGGTGGAATGTTCAATGTAGGTTCGCCGAACTCGAAGGCGTTTGAGGATATCGGGGCTTTTTTCTGCCATTGCTTTAGCGTCACCCCATACACGCTTGGCCTGTTCTTTGTCTACGGCGGCGCATTCCACTTCCGGAGAATCCTCATATCGTTTCTGTGATGGATCATACGGCGGATAGACGCAATCCCCGCACATGCCGTATAGAGCAATTCCGGACATTTCCGTTGATTTAACGTTTCCGCGAGCACGCATGTTAAATGCCTTTGTGAACCGACGCTTCCCGGAATCTTTGTGAACCCAGCCAAAAACGCAACCCAAATCAAACTTTTGAAACGGTAAAAGCTCAATTAGATGACCGCTAAACGGACCGCGAACATGGCGACAGCACTTCTCAAACCAATCAAAAATACGATCCGCACGGGTTTCGTCGAACACGTAAGGAAAATCTTCAGTGCCCTGGCGTTGCAGATCTTTAAGATGACGCTCACAGGCTTGCCATTCTCGTTTGCAGACTGGCTGAATCAACCCAGCCACAACTTCAACAGCATATCGGTGCGTTGGATGAAGCTCGCTTAAGTCCTTCGGTAGATTACTCAAAGAGATCTGCATTCGGGTCGACCTCCTCCTGGGCGATCTTCCGCGCCAGTCGTGCCCGAGCGTTGGCGTTTAACCCGAGCTTGTCGGAGTATTGAACAATCAGGCGAGCATAACTGAGCTGTGTTTTCACCCAAGGCGCCTCAACCAAGGAGCCGGCCGCGTTATAGACTGTGTATCCTTTCTCCCGGATCATTTCGGATAGCTCTTTATGCCGAGCAACGGCGTCGCAATATGCCGCCAGAACATCCTCGTCGACTTTATCCAGGACATCAAACTCTTTCATATCCCGGATGGTCTTTTTCCAGACTGCTCGGGCCTCGTCATCGAGCCATTCCGGCATTTTCATGTTGGCTTTTTTCTTGCGTGTTACCTTGGCGGCGGCGTTCTTCCTGGACTCGACTTCTTTTTTCGTCCAATGCTTTCCGCCGCCTTTTTTACCGATCTGCATTTTGGAAAAATCGATAACCTGGTTCACGCCGCCACCTCCTTTTCGAAATCATTTTGGGGACTTTTTCTCACAAACGA